ACTGTTTTCCAGCTATAACCATGCTCTTCAAATAATGCGGTTGCTCTTTTGATACCTATTCCTGGTACACCTGCATACCCATCAGTATTATCTCCAGCCATAGTTTGTATTAAGTGCCATTTAGCTCCCTCTTCTTTCGTGATTGTGAAAGATTCATCGAAGTTATAAAGCATCCCTGGAATCTGTTTCATATCCTTATCAGGACTGATGATAATATTGCCAGGATTTTCTGTTGCATAAATCCCCATAGCATCATCAGCCTCTAGCCAAGGCATTCGTATCACCTTAAACTCAGTCTTGAGTTTTTGTATAACACGTCTATAGCCACATGGTTTCTTCCGATTCCTGTGTCCTTTGTAATCAACTTGGATATCCTTTCTGAAGTTACAACTGTCACTAAAGAACAGTATAAGATCATCAAAAGATCCAAATTTATTTGCAATACGTTTTAGTTCTCTTTTTACGCAAGCATAAGCTTCGGTGAAAGATGAGGTGACAACGATTACGTCATCTCCAAAATCAATCTCTGATTCTGCTGCTGCACAGCATTTATAAACTATAAAGTCTGCATCAATTAATAATTTCATAGGTTAGTGGACCTCAGCCCAACTAGCTCCTGATTTTGATTCAGCTGCTATTGGTACTCTGAGGTTGTAATATTCGCCGCTTTCAGCAGCGGAAAGAACAAGAATAGATTTGAGATCATCAACATGTTCTGGTTTGGATTCATACTGCAACTCGTCATGAATAAAAGCGAGCTGATTGCAGCGTAAATCCATTTCTTTTGTATGGTCATGGGTGATTTTTAACCATCGTTTTGCAATAACTCCAGCTGAACACTGAAGTAAATAATTAAGAGCCTTATGTTGGCTATCTACATATATTTTTCTTCCATCGACAGCCAGGATCGAGCCTGTAGAAGACCGCTTCTTAACAGCCTGTAGCAGCTCTGATAATCCAGGGATGGCGGCAATGAACGCTGCACGTACCTCTTTTCCTTTAGCTCTTGCCTTATTTGGTTGTAATTGTTTATCAACTGATAGTCCGATTTTTGCATCGCCTGCTCCATATAAGAATGCATAAGTTACTGTTTTAACAGCTCGTCTACTAATTCCGATTTTGTCTGCGTTGACTTGATGTATGTCTCCAGTGAGGAGGATTTCGGCATAGCGTCCTTCATCATATCTGGCGAGATAGTGAGCGAGCATCCTGAGTTCAATGCCACTAAGATCAGCCCCGCACATAACCATTCCAGGCGTGGAGGTAAATAGTTTTCTAAATTCTTCATCTGCTGGTACTTGACTTAAGTTAGGTTTTCTATGTGAACATCTAAATGTATTTGTAGCAACTGAACAACTGTGATGTATTCGACTAGATGTCGTAACAAGCTTGAGCCATGCGTTCACGCCTTCTGACATCATCCCGATAGCCTTTTTCAGTTCCAGGCATCGAAGAAAATTCAGAGCAATATCCGTCCCAATGTCCTTGAGAATGATTTCGTCTACTACGGGCTTGCCGTTCGAGCTTATTGATGAGGGTGTCCATCCATAATGAGATGTCAGTATCCATGCAATATGGTCTCTTGATGTAGGGTTAAGTTCTTTTAATCGTTGTATTTGGCAACCTTCAAAGTAGCCTTGCGTTCGGTTATTTCTCTTTGGAGTAAATAACGATCCTGCGACGAAAGGGTGCCTGTTGCGAAGTAATTGAGTAAGTTCTTCCAGTTCTTTTCTGAGAGAAGACTCAAGCTGCCATGCAGCTCGTTCATCAAAATACCATCCATGAATCTCCTGTTGAGTAAGTATTTGTGCGACTGAGTGCTCTAACGCAACCCAGTCAGATAGGGGTGAAAGTGGTCGCATAATTTTTTAGTTACTACAACGTCTTGAGCGCAATAGTCTTCCATCTCTTGACTCCACTCGCTCCAATCACTCGTCTTTCCAAACTCACCTTTATACTCACCTAATCTGTAGCCATATGATTCAAGTGAATGCCTTCCATATAACTGTAGTGGCATATGTCTCCACTTATGCTTATGGTCTATGTCATAGATATTTGGATGGTATAAACGTGATAGAAGAAGAGTGTCAACAATACGAGCAGTGGGAGTGAAATAGTTATATAGTTTGCTAAGAGACGGGAGGTCAAAACCAATAATGTTATGACCAACAAGCGTGTCAGCAACAAGTAACTTACCAATTCCCTCAGAAATGGAGTATTTGTTATTGTTCTTTTCATCGTTGTAAGTTTCTACTGTGTCAGTAGTCGAGTCATATATCGCTAGGCAATGAATACGGGTTAAATCATGTAGAAGACCATTGGTTTCAAGGTCAAATACAAGAGTCATTTCTTCATCCACTTATATGTCTTGTCTACAAACTTGGCTTTCTTTTTTGCCGCCTCGCTGGGTGGCTCTGGTTTATTTAGTTTTGGAGCTTCCTTAGATTGTTCGTACCAAGGATGCTCGTATTCGCTTTCTTCAAAAATCCGTGGTTTCGCTGGTTCCACGTAGAAAGGATGGTTCCTTAGTTTCATTCTCACTAAATCTGCAGTTGGATAAGTCATATGTAAGTGTACAAGCTATGCCTGTCTCGCCTGAATAACGGTTTTTAAGGACTCTAAGAGTCGTATCGCTTCTTCCCTCTGTGGACTGTTGGTCTCGTTCAAGTCCAATGACCGCATCTGATATTTGAGAAATACTATGAGATCCCCTAAGTTGCGACAAGGAAACTCGACCTCCTTCTTCATGTGATTTTCTATCATTACTAGATCTTCTTAAGTGACTAACTAGAAATAAAGTTATACCTGTACGTTCAACTAAACTCCTTAACCTAGTCATTGTTTGGTCAATCATGCGACGTTCGTCACCATCTAAACCGCTAAGTAATATTGATAAATGATCTAGGAATACAACACGACACTCCAATCCACTGGCAAGGTATTCGATCCGATTGTAAACCACGTCTGGATCAAAAGAACCAAAGCCATCAAACATGTAGAGATTCCAATTAGCAATGGAATTATGAAAATGTTTTTTGAGTTCGTCTTCACTGTGTTCTCCAATATGTAATGCTTTACCTACAGCAGTAGACATAAGACCTAAAGCTGTTTGTCTATTACTTGCTTCAAGGTCCAAGAACCCAACCCGTTCCCCTTTGTTGAGGAGATGAGTTGCAATTTCACGAGTGATACTTGATTTTCCTTGACCAGTGCCGCTAGTAAATGTGACAAGTGATCCATACCGTATCCCTCGTAACTTCTTGTTGAGTCCTTCGTAGGGGTAGTCATGATCTGATTCTTTCTGTGGGGTGGTGACTTCTTTCAATAGAGTTTTAGCATCTATGATTCCGTCAGGTTGATAAGGTTTTGAATCCCATATCGCTTTTCTTATTGCTTCTGCATCATTCGCTTGCAAAGCTTCTGAAGCGTCTTTATAGGATTCGAGCCTTGCAATTTTAACCTTCCCTGGTGGTAGTACGCTTGCAGCATCTTCCGCTGCTTTTCTTCCAGCCTCATCTCCATCAAAGAAGAGAACAATTTCCGCATAGCCTTGAAATAAATCGTATTGTTTTTGTATATCTTTCTTGGCTGATGCAGCTCCATGTGGGAGTGATACGTGTGGCCAACCTGTCATTGCCTCCCATCCAGAGGCAGCGTCTAATTCACCTTCATAAACAATGATCCGTTTACCGCTACTAGGAAATAAATGCTGACCAAACAGAGTATCAGTTGATATCCCTTCATAATAGAAGTCCTTTTGTTTAGTCTTTACTTTTGCTCCCTGAAGTATTCCGTCGCTTGTGAAATAATAGAAGCGTAGAAGTTCTCCGTCCCTGAATATCTTATATTTTTGGTTTGTCTTCTCACTGATTCCTCTACGTTGCAGCCGTACGGCAGATCCTTTGAGTTGTACATTGGTAGACATTTGATGATTGTGAATAATTTCTCCATTCCCAGGAGTACGGGTTTCGCAGACAAAGCAGTAGGTATGTCCATCTGAATACTCAGACTTCGCATCACTACTGCCACAGTTTTCACATGCTGTATGTCTTACAAATTCGCTCTCTATATGAGCCATTCCATTGGTATGTTGTGCCAAGCAGTCCAAGGAATTTTTATCCTTTCGCAATATTTGGCGTAAGTAGTTTTAGATTTCTTTGAGATCTTGTTGTAAGGAGCTTGGAAGACCATCCTTATATCTAAGTCTGGATTCTGTTCCTTTACAGCTTTCATCTTTCTCCTATCAGCTGAATCCCAGTAACCCTTGGTTTCTAGATATACACCATTTGGTAAAAGGAAGTCAGGAG